GGTCCACGCGGATGGCCTTGTAGTAGGTCTGGTGGTCCAGGCGGCCGGAGGCGTAGTTGTAGCCGCTACTGTTTCCGGCGGCGATGTTGTACGGCAGGTTCAGGCAGCGGGCGATCTCGTTGAGGATCTCGCGCTTGAACTCGGCATAGGTGGTCGAGGGGTGCTTCGGATCGAGCTGCGCCATCTTCCAGCCGCCGGGCATGGTGAGCAGCATGTTGCGCTCGAGCTGCACCAGGTCCATCGGCTCGACGGCATCGGCTTCGCCCGACGCGGGCGCGTCCGTATACAAAATCCCCGCGAAGTCGGCGGCCGCTTCGGCGGCGGACAGAACGGCGAGGGTGTAGCGGCGAAGCTGGGCAAAGAGGGGCAGCGCAGGCGTGATTTCGGGAATGCCCCGGTGCAGTTCCGGCCGGTCGGCCCGGTAGATGTGGATCATCGCCTGCGCGGGAACGTCCACGGCCTTCTGCCCGATGTCGAACTGCATGCCTCCCGGATGGTGCTTGAGCACCCGATAGCTGGTGGGGTTGCCGTGTGCATCCAGGCGGATGCCGTCGACTTCATCGGTTCGTCCGAGGACACTCAGGTCGCTGGTGACGTGGTCGGCCTCGATCAGGCCGATGTCGATCTGGATGGCGTGCTCGATGGCTGGGTTCTCCACCAGCATGGCAAAGGATTCACCGTCCTGGCAACGGGCCATGCGCATGGTGCGCAGCTTCTCGGGGAGCCGGACGGCCTGGGACCATGCGCTGAACTCGTACTCGATCTCGCGGTTCAGTTCGTCGTCGTCGGTCAGCATCTGCAGGCGCGGGCCCGTGCCGATGGTGTCGTTGGCCAGCGTGAGCACGATCCCCTTGGCATAGCTGTTGTTGGCGACCTCGTACCGGGCCCGTTCCCGCAGTGCCCTACGCACCTCGGGGCTCGCCTCCTCGTCGGCGGAATGGCCGTCGGCGGCCGCCCAGTGGCGCTGGTTCTCGGGCGTGGTCTGAGCGGCGTCGAAGCGGCCGCGCACAACGCGGTAGCTACGTGGCTGCCTGGATCGGGCGGGGGAACGCCGGAACAGATTGGAGAGGATGGTCAGCATCGCTTCAGCAGGCCCCCGGTGGAATCATTTTGCCGACGCGAATGCCCATCCCCTTGCGCTTCGCGGCTTCCTTCGAGGCCAGGTAGCGGTCGGCCGCCATCTGCTCGGTCAGGCTGTGCTGCTCGACCGAGCCCGAGTCGCCGCTCGCGCGGCGCGGCCCTTGGGCGTTCTCGCGGATCTGGTCTGTCAGTTGCTCGGCCAATCGGCACCTCCGGTTTCGGCCCGTGAAAGGGCCCATACCTATTTTCTCGCCGGGAAAATCCCGAAATGGCGTGAGGTTCGGCGACTTTTTTCGCCGAAAAGTGAGGAATCGTGCGTGAATCAGCGCCGGGACTGCCGCCGGAGTGCCGACAGCCTGATGCGCTCACGCTTCGGGGAGACCGTCTCCTGGGTGCCGGGGAGGATCGCGCCCTCGATGCTGGCGGCCACTGCACAGCCGACGATGCCGTCGAGCCAGTGGTTGTCGTGTGCTTCGGGCCGCAGCTTCCACTCGTCGACCACTCTCCCACGCCCCTCGGTCTTCACGCGGTACTCGGCGGTGAGGTGTTCGGCGAAGAGCTGGTGCGCGACCGGATCGCGCCCGTAGAGCGAGAGGCAGCCCCGGTCGCCCATGGGTACGGTCAGGCGGGCGTGGATGAAGCTCTTCCAGAAGTTGGTGTCGTAGAGCACGTGCCGGATGGCGCGTCTGCCGCGCACGTTGGGAATGCGCCAGTTCAAGCCCACCCGGTCGCCGCGCTTCTTGCGGTACTCGGCGAACGGGGTGCTGGACGCACCGACGTACCGTCCGTGGCTGGGGAAGAGCACGGCGGCGTGGGCGCTCTGGCGGCAGAACTGGTAGACCACATCCGTCGATGTTCCCCAGTTGGCGTCGATCAGGCAGCGCCCGATCCTGACCATGGCCCCGTCGTCGCGCCGCCATTCCCGGCCCAGGAGCTTGTCGGTCAGCGCTTCGAGCCCCGCATAGATCGAGCCCTCCAGCCCAGCGCCCGCCTTGACCTCCAACAGCGTCGGGCTCGCGTCCCGCAGCGTGAAGTAGCGCCGTCTCTGGTCGGGGAACGCCCCGTAGTCCACCAGGTAGCCGGTGAAGTCGCTTTCCCAGGCGCACACCACCCAGTAGAGGAGCTTGCCCTGCACGTCGATGAACATGGTCAGGTGGTTGCAGCCGATGGGGACCTCGCCGCGCCTGTGGCCGTTCAGCTTGGCCGCGATCTCGTCGACGGTGAGCTGTTCGTCCTCGCCGACGTTCTCGGGCAGCGGCTCGTTCTGGTACTCGGCCCAGAACGCGGCCTCGTCCTGGAGCTTCAGGTTCATGGCGTGCTGAAGCGCCGATGCCTCGTCGTGGTTGAAGCGGGCCTCCCATGCCACCTCCGCGCCCTCGTCCATCTCCTCGCGGTGGGCGACATAGAACGCGGTCGCCTCGCTCAGGTCGCCGTGAGCGCGCAGGCTGTCGGCACGCACTTCGGCGTACCTCTCCCACAGCTTCTCGTTCTCCGGGAAGGCGTACACCATCTTCGTGCGCTCGCCGTTCCACTCCGGGTGCTTCTCGCGGTCCAGAATGCGGTCGGCCATGTCGCCGGGACGGATCACCGTGCAGGGCATGATGCCGGAGATCTTCTTCCCGGGTCCCGACAGGCCCAGGACCGCCCCGGCGAGGATGCGCTCGCGCGTGGCGCACTGAGAGAGCGACCGGGCCGACTCGTCGGTCTGCGGGTCGTCCAGGATCACCAGTGACGGACGCACGGTCTGGCCGTCGGGCCGCTTGAACTTCATCCCGCGAATCCGCCCGGTGATCCCGGCCACCCGGATGATGGCACCGGACGCCTCGCTGTCGGCGATGGTGGGGAGAACGATCTCGTTGGCCGTCCACCCGATCTGCGTCCGGTCGCCCTTGTAGAGCTGCCCACTGCAGCGGTTGGCGATGCCCTCCAGGGAATGGATCGGGTAGCACACCGCCGGGAAATCCTCGAGCAACAGGTCGTTGGCTTCCAGTTCCGTCTTGATCGAGTCGAGCATGCCGAGGGCATGCCCTTCGTCGGAGCCGATCAGGGTCACGAAGTCCCGGTGCCCGTAGAGCATGGCCCAAAGACACGCGCACTCGGCAAGGCTGGAGTTATGGGTCGGCACCATCTTCCGTCCGGCCAGGTATAGATGAGAGGGAGACGCGACTTGGACGCACTTCACCGGGACGCTGGGGACTGGCGTAATGGCAGTGATGTGGCGCGCCTTCGACAGCGGCCGCGTTCTCGGGCGCGTCTTCAACCTCTGCCGTTTGCGCTCCAGACTGATGGCGTCATCATCGATGTAGACCACAAAGTGGAAACGCCGATATGGCCCGTAGCGCTTCCCCTCGAATGTCACCATCCTCTGGCCGCACCCGTACTTGATGCCCAGGCTCGACAACAGCTCCGCGAAGTCGTCAGCCAGGGCATTCTCTTTCAGGGTGATCTCACAATGGCCGAGCTGACCCACGTGGCCGTCCGTGTCCATGAGTCCCTGCAAAAGGCACAGGCGCTGGTGCCAACTGGCGCGCAGGTAGGCACGGGGAATGTGTTTGTTGTCCAGCAGATTCAGTTGACGTAAGCGGCCTTGGAAGGACGTTCGGCCCACGCCCGTTCGGGTGAGGATGACGGCGTCTGCCCTCCCTGCGTGTTCATAGTTGCAGAACATGGCAGTCTCGGGACCGCCATCGATGCGGTCCACAATCTCCCGGGCGTCTTCGTCGAACAGTGTCACACCCGAAGAGGAACTCGTCCCATCTCCGAGCCAGATGCCCAGCGCATACGGTTCGATGGGCAGATCGGCGGACGGCAACTGGAGGGGATCGTTGAGCGCGATCCGGTACCGGTGAGACGAGCGATCACGCGAATCAGGCAACTCAACTCGGTCAACCATGTCACGGGTGGGTAGTGTCAGGGGATTGTGGCGGGAATAGCGGTCCTCGACGGTCCACAGGTGGTCGGCGTCGCACACGATCCTCTCGCCATCGCTGAACTCGACCTCGTAGCAGGGGCGACCAAGCATCACGGGCGAGACGGCGAGGACGGGACAGGGCTGGCCGCGCTCATCGAAGAGTCGATCCCCGACGCGCACGTCCCCCATCGTGGTCCAGCCGGATGGCGTCGGCAGGGGCGTGTCCAAAGCCAGAGCCTTGCCGCTGCCACGCGGCATGGCCATGGCAAACAGCCCACCGTGTATCACCGCCTGCTCGATCTTCGCGATCACGCGCAGGTGATCGTCCGACCATTCCAGGTGGAAGGTCTGGGGAAAGTAGGCGTCGCAGAATCCCCGGAAGCTGGTTCGGCACTGTTCGCGACGCTCGGGATCGACCACCTCCGGCAGTTCCCCGATGTCACGACCGGCGGCGGACAGCGCGGCGTTCCGGGCCCGGGCCGCCTCCTTCATCGCCTCGTAGTCGCGCGCGGTCTGCTCGGGCTGCGGACCGTGGCGCTCGTCCACCAGCCAGGCCAGGTACTTGAACAGGTTGATGGTGCGACCGTCAGGGGAGATGCGGAAGCCCGCCCGCTGCCGGTGGGTGTAAAGCTGGCGATCACCGATCACCGTACCCAGCGACGTCGAGTTCAAGAGCCGCGTCAGGTCGGATGGTTTGAGTTTGGAGGGATCAATCGCCATCGGCCATCCTCTGCACGAGCCAGGCGGCGTACTCGATCAAGTTCACGGTCCCGTCATCGTTGACCGGGGCACCCGCTTCGAGGTCGGCCTGGATGGTTTCGGGCGACACGTGTCGGGCCCCGGCGCGCTGCAATACATCGCTGATCTTGCGCGGCTCCATGGCCGTGATTCGGGGTTCGTTCGTGTGATTCCGGGACGTCATCGAAGAATCTCCAGAATCATCGCGGAATTCTGCTCGACCCGACTTGCCGAGGGCGCACTGAGGCCGCTTAATGAGTGGCGTAAGATGTTCTCGGGGAGCGAGAACCGAACCAGAAAACGCCAACGGAGGCCACGATGAAGACGACCGCGAAACAGACCGCCAGAGAGACCTACAAGACCCGCCAGCGCGAGATCGCCGCGATGCTCGAGTTCCTGAAATGCGAACTCGAAGGCCACGCCGACAAAGCCAGGGCCGATGGCCTGCATTGGGGCCACGTTGGCGATCTCGGGCACATCCGCGAAAACCTGAAAGAGACGCTGGTCTTCGTGATGGGCGGGCGCGACGAAGAGGCCACCGGGAAGATGATCGAAGACGCCGTCGCCGACACCCTGGCGTAAACGCACCAACCCAAGGAGAACAGGACCATGGCCGTCAACGAACGCCTCCAGAAGATGCTCGAGGAGATCGCGAAACAACACCTCGACGTCGAGACTCTCGCGGAACGCAAGAGCGACCGACTGGATTTCACCGAATGCTCCGTGTGGGGCATTCAAGCAGCGCTCGAGGCGGCGTACCGCCTCGGGCTGGAACAGGGACGCAGGGCCGAGCGCACAGGGCGCTGAGCCGCAACACAGGAGACAGACACCATGCAAACCGAAGACATCAACATCGGGACCGCCTACACCTGCAAGGTCGGGCGCAACACCATCCGCGTGACCGTGACCGAGGAGCTGCCGGACGGCGGCTGGCTGGTCGAGACGCACACGGGCCGGACCATGACCATCCGCAGCGCGGACCGGTTCATCGAACCGGCGGACGCACAGGAGGCCGCCGCCCAGCGCGCCGACGCAACCGACACGGAGCCAACCCCGGATCAGGAAACGGAACGCGACAGTGGCGAACAGGGCGCGGACACGGGCGAGACCGGCGGGGCCATGAGCCTGCTGGACGCGGCCGCCCACCTTCTCGGGCAGACAGACGACGCGATGCGCTGCAAGGACCTGGTCGAACAGGCAGGCGATCAGGGACTCTGGGCTCCGAAACGTGGCGGCAAGACGCCCGACCGGACGCTCTATTCCGCGATCCTTCGCGAGATCAACACCAAGGGCGACGCCTCCCGCTTCCGCAAAGTCGAGCGGGGACACTTTGCCTTGAACGCCTGAGAAGCAGAACCTTCCTTCCACCTCACCCCGGTCGCCCTGGCCGGGGTTCTCTTTGGCAGTGCAGGCAGGCCAACCGAGCGAGCAATTCGGATCGCTAAGAAAGGGGGCTTGCATAACGCGCCGGGCTAAGTAAGTTATCTTTCTTAGCGATCCCGACTGCAAAAGGAGGCTTTCATAATCATGGGGCGTATCACCGGAACCTACAGAACCACGGACGTGGGCGGAGAGAAGGTAAGAGCCTTCGTTCCCCATCCGCTGCCGCCATGTGATCCTCCATTGCTGCTGGGTGGAGATCTTGACGGACTCCATCGCGAAGCAATGGCGGCAACCGAACGGCTGAACCTGGCCACCAGCATGGTTCCCAGTCCAGACTGGTTCCTTTACGGCTTCGTGCGCAAAGAGGCGGTCATCTCGTCGCAGATCGAAGGTACCCAGGCCACCCTTGAAGACGTTGTGTCGTTCGAGGCCACCCGGCAAGCCGAACGCCCGGCCGAAGTCGAGGAAGTGTGCAACTACATCGACGCACTCGCACTCATCCGTGGCGAACTGACCACGGACGACGGTCTGCCGCTCTGCGTACGGTTGCTTTGTCGCGCCCATGAGCGCCTGATGCGGGGCGTGCGCGGTGCCGAGAAGCAGCCCGGCGAAGTGCGGCGTTCGCAGAACTGGATCGGCGGCAGCCGTCCGGGCACGGCACGTTTCGTGCCGCCGCCCCCCGATGTGATTCCCGAGGCACTCGGAGCCCTTGAAGCCTGGCTGCACGAAGACGATCCGCTGCCGCCGCTGGTCAGGGCCGGTCTGGC